TCCCTACAGTTAAAACAAAACTAGATAGTGAAGGATTTGATTTTTCGAGTATTAATAAGACTCTTGAGAAGAAGGACGTATCAGTACTACTTGATTACGCGCTAGCGTTATCCATTATGAGAAGCGCCAGTGAAAAAGACATTAATGATGTGTTTGATAGAATAAATACCTATGGTCATCGTTTAAGTGATCAAGAAAGAAGACAGGCTGGAGTACAAAGTCAGTTTTCTAAGCTTGTAAGGGAGGTTAGTTGTACATTACGCGGTGATGTTTCAAGCGAAATACTTCCATTAGATAAAATGCCCTCTATAAGTATCGACTTGCCTTCTATGAAGCATGGATATGATATACAGGCTGAAGAAGTATTTTGGGTAAAACATGGAATCCTACGCTCAACAGACTTAAGAGATAGTTTGGATGAGCAATGTATAGCTGACATTGCCGCCTGTATAATTAGCGGTTCTTTAATCGATAGGTCTAAAGACGCGCTTGACAAAATTTACAACGATGAAACCAATGAATACTCACATATTAACGCAGCGATTAGTGCCTACGGTGAGGCTCGATTTACACATGAATTCAAATATTGCATTGATGAAATTTTGAAGGTGTGTGAGGTGGATGGATTTATCAAGCTGAGAGAGCTTATTTTTAGAAAGAAAAGTACAAACCCATTCCATTCAATCTTTTCACTTTTGATTTTGGCGATTCATGAATTCGTTTTTAAAGAAAATCTCAAGATAACTGACTATAAAGCTTTTAGACAATCAATAAAGCATCTGGCAGAATCAATAAATACGGATAGAAGTGCTGGCTTGGTTGTGGGAAGAAGAAAGTATATAAACCTCATAAAAGGGCTTATTAGAGACTGCTTTATTGAAAATGATAAGCCAGCCCCTGTTTACAATACTCATTCTACACTTGATTTAGAAGGTCTGATTCGCCGTTCTGAAGCTGAGTTGGCTTTCTACGAATTAAAACAAGGCATCCTTCAGCTTAATGACAAAAGAAACATAGATAAAAACATTTTTGATGATGTGATTAAAACTATTTGTGCAATGGCTAACAATGGTAAAAGCAATGGTATTGCCGGGAAAATTGTCATTGGCATTGCTGATAAACCTGCGGATGCTCAGCGAGTAGAGGATCTCGATGGTGTTCCAAAACATATAATTGGCAATAGATTCGTAGTTGGTGTCGCACGTGAACTTAAGGTGCTTAATATTACGGCCGAAGAATATGTCAGGAAATGGTCGGATGAAATTAGAAAATCAAAGCTATCTGAGCCTCTTAAAGGACAGGTTTTGTCGAGTCTTGATTACAATGAGTTTTATGGTAAGGGGTTATTCATTATAACAATTCCTCAGCAAAATGATATTTCTGATATTGATGGTGAATTTTACTGGAGAGACTCAGATAATACTTGTATTGCTAATGGAAAGAAAATATCTGAGTTGACCAAGAGGTTTTGATTTTTTTGAGGCCATGCAAGCATGGCCTTTCCTTAAAATTCATATTTCTTAAAGTCTATTACTTTATCATTCATCCAATAATTAAGCTCCTTCATCCGCTCCTGCAGCGGCGTAAGTTCATTGCGTACAAATACCTGAGACGCTTTCACCGCGTCGCCAAACCCGCCGGAGTTGTCCGGGATAATCCCCATCATCTGCGGCGGTACGCGGTGCGCGCTGAGCAAATCGTCGCGGCTGGCTTTCTTGATGTTAAAGAAATCATCTTTCGTCGCCACTTCACTGAGCGGCAGGATCTTGATTCCGTCCGGCTTACCGTTCGGCGCGTACATGAACAGATTGCGGAAGTTACCCAGCCCTTTCGTATCGCGCATCGCCTGGCGCATCCGGTCAACGTCGCTGCTGCTTTGCGCAGCGTCGGTCATATACAGGATGTAACCGGCGTGCGCCCCGTTCTGGTAATACTTGCGGCGGAACAGCGTAGCCGCCTCATTCAGCCAGGCAGAATTAAGCGCGCTGAGGTATTCCGGCAAACCGTACAGCTCCTGATTGATATCTGGCTCCAGCAGATGAAACACGCTGCCGGCCGAAAACTCATGCGGCTCTTTCCAGTCATTCACGAACCAGTAAACCCCGTCGGCGAGCCCTTTACGGGTGAATTTTGCCGGTGAGGTTTCAAGGCGCAGCGGCTTGCCCAGGCTGTTACGCCGCAGCTCGGCGAAGGCGTTACCGAAGACGAGATAGTCCAGGGCGAACTTGCTGAATTCCTGCTGGCTCATCATTGGGTGCGGTATGAAGGTCGAGGCCAGTATGTTGCGCTTCACGTAAATCGGCGAGCTGTGGTGAACGGCGGCGCGCAGGCTTTTCGCCAGTCCGTGAAAGCTGACCGGCGGCTCATACCAGCGCCCGTTACCGATGCACTCGGCGTAATCCAGAATGTCGCGCTTGTCCATGACCGGCGTCGGCTCGCCGAAAGTGAACGCCTCGGCGTGCTGCTGGGGTGCGGTTGCCTGCACTGGCTGCGCGGTAGCGTAACGGGCCTTGCGGCCCCTGTGTTTGCTCATTAATAAAACTCCAGAATTGAGGGGCTGGCGCCGCCGCTGGCTGCGGTAAGCGGTTCATTTAAAAGTGCGTGCATGATGGCCCAGGCTACGTCGGCGTGGCTGGCCTCCTCGCTGCGGCTCGCCTCGTAGGTTGAGCGGTTGCCGCTGGCCGTCATGGTTTTGCGGATCGCCATAAAGGATTGCGTGATATCCGTTGCCCCGGCGTCGTACTCCAGGCGCCCGCTGCTGATGGTGTCTTTTGCCTTCAGCACCATCGCGGTTTTCACCTCCGGCGAATATTTGATCTCACGCGCGGCCGGGTAAAACTGGCGTACCAGCTGGAAAACGCCCTGGCCGATGCCGGTTGCATCAACGCCGATATATTCCACGGCGTACTTTTTCGTTAAGTCCTCAATGGATTTCGCCTGCGCGGCAAAGTCCATCCCGCGCCACTGGTGACGCTCCAGCACGCGAAACTTGCCGCCCGCCACGACCGGCGGCGCGATGACGGCGCAGCCTGCACTGTCGCCGGTGTGCGACGGGTCATAGCCGATCCAGACCGGGCGGTAAGCAAACGGGCGCGGCAGGTACGGGTTAAAGTCTTCCCACTCCTCCAGACTGTCGATCATGCAGGTCTGCAGCTCGGCGAACGGGAATACGCTCGCCTCGTCATCGACAAACTCACACATCAGCAGGTTCTGATATTCCGCCGGGCTGTATTCAAGCTGCAGCTGGTCAATGTCGAACAGGTTGCAGCCGCCGGTCAGCGCATCCTCAACCGTGACAATCTGGCGCCACTGGCCGTCACCGCACAGCGCGCCTTTCGCCAGGTGCGAATGCGAGAGGTCTATCTCAATGCGGTCATCTTTGCTACGTCGTCCCTTGTTGAACAGCGCGCCCGACCAGAATGGATAGGCGCTGTGTGACAGGCTCGACGGAGTAGAAAAGTAGGTGGTGCGCCACTTCTTGTGCAGCGACATGCCGCTGGCGACCTTGCGCAGCTCCTGAAATTTCGGGATCCAGAAATATTCATCCAGGTACAGGTTGCCGGTGTAGCTCTGCGCGGTACGTACGTTCGTGCCGAGAAATATCAGGCGGGCGCCGTTCGGCAGCACGATGGGATCGCCTTTCAGGTCAACGTCAGCCTGTCGGGCGAAGTCGAGAATGTAGTTTTTGAAGACGTGCGCCTGAGCCTTGCTGGCCGAAAGAAAAATCTGGTTACGGCCGGTAGTGAGCGCATCTATCAGCGCCTCGCGGGCAAAGTAGAACGTCGCGCCTATCTGGCGAGACTTCAGAATGTTGCGAATGCGGTGAGTTAATCCTGCCCTGTGCCAGTTGAGTTGATACTCAAAGCACCCCTTCATAAACAAATCGGTGAGTTTGTCGGTCTGCTCGTCGCTGAAGACGTTTTTAGCCGCGGGCTGGCGCTCGCCCTTGTTGCGGTTGCGCACGTTCGGGTTTAAGTCCGCCTCGTTGCCGCTGCTGCGGTAGCGCTCAACGCGGGCAAGGCGCTCAATCTGGCGGCCGAGCGCGTCTATCTCCTTGTAGTCACCATTCCCCTTGACCTCTTTCATGATGAGCTGAATCAACCGGGCTTCCATGCTGGATTCCACGCGACTGATGGGCGCAACGTCATCCCACGCGTCGCGCAGCTTCCAGCTCTGTACGGTTGGCGTTTTCTGTTTGAGCGTCTCCGCAATCTGGCGCACGGAATAACCCTGCCAGTAAAGCAGCGCGGCCTGACGGCGCGGATCGCTGATGATGGTTGTCGGTGTCATGTTCATGCAGCCAAGGCTACCGGCGCCGAAAATGGCGCGCCTGCTGTCTCTGTTTGCTGATGCATGAACGGTCTGGCATTCGTTGAGGGATTGTGTCGCGGCGGGGAAACTGGCCCCGAACCGACCCAACACCCTGACCGGAGCCTGATTAATGGCAACTAAAGCAAAGCGCTTTCGCATCGCAGTTGAAGGGGCAACCACAGACGGCCGCGTGATTTCCCGCAACTGGATCTCGCAGATGGCGAAAAACTACGACCCGGAAATGTACGGCGCCCGCGTCAACATGGAGCACATTCGGGGCTATGCCGCTGACAGCACGTTCCGCCGCTTCGGCGACGTTACCGCTGTCGAGGCCGAGGAAATCAGCGACGGCCCGCTTAAGGGCAAGCTGGCGCTGTATGCATGGATTGACCCCACGCCTGATCTGGTCGAGCTGACCAAAGCGCGCCAGAAAATTTACACCTCCATCGAGGTTAACCCGGAGTTTGCCGACACGGGCGAGGCCTATCTGGTTGGCCTGGCTGTGACTGATGACCCGGCCAGCCTCGGCACGGAAATCCTGAGCTTTAGCGCCACAGCCAAAGCTAACCCGCTGGCGTCACGCAAGCAGGACAAAGACAACCTGTTTACCGCCGCTGAAGAAACCGTGATCGAGTTTGAGGAAGTCGCCGATCCGGCCCCGTCCTTGCTGGCGCGCATCACCGCCATGTTTACCGGCCAGAAAAAGGCCAGCGGCGAGCAGTTCGCCGACGTCGGCGCGGCGATTACGGCCGTTGCCGAGCAGGTGCAGCTGAACGCAGATACCCAGTCACAAAACCTGTCGGCGCTGGAGCAGTCTGTCACCGCTCGCCTTGAGGCTATCGAGCAACAGGCCGGTGAAGATCGCGCCGCGTTCGCTGAGCTGCAGGGGCAGCTGTCGCAGACCGACGGCAACTTTAATCGCCGCCCGGCGTCAACCGGCAGCGATCCGAAGTCCGGCGCGCAGACCGACTGCTAATCAGGCGTGGCCTGAACGACAAAACCCAACACAGAGATAAACAGGAACGCCAATGCGCAAGAATACCCGCTTCAAGTTTAACCAGTTCATGACCCGCCTCGCCGAGCTGAACGGCGTAGAAACCGACGACATGAACAAAAAGTTCACCGTAGAGCCGACCGTCACGCAGACCCTGATGACCCGCGTGCAGGAGTCGTCCGACTTTCTGACCCGTGTCAACATCGTGCCGGTGTCCGAAATGAAGGGTGAGAAAATCGGGATCGGCGTGTCCGGCTCGATTGCCAGCGTGACCGATACGGCAGGTGGCGACGAGCGCGAAACCGCTGACTTTGCCGCGCTGGATAAGCAGGGTTATGAGTGCGTCCAGGTCAACTACGACTTTCATATTCGCTACAATACCCTCGACCTGTGGGCGCGCTATGAAGATTTTCAGGCCCGCCTGCGTGACGCCATCGTGAAGCGCCAGGCGCTCGACCGCATCATGATCGGCTTTAACGGCGTGACCCGCGCTAAAACCTCTGACCGTGCGAAGTTCCCGATGCTGCAGGACGTGGCCGTGGGCTGGCTGCAGAAGTACCGCAACGATGCGCCGGAGCGTGTGCTGAGCAAAATCACCGACGAAAGCGGCGCTGTGGTGTCGGCAAAAATCCGCATCGGCAAAGGCGGCGACTACGCCAACCTGGACGCGCTGGTCATGGATGCCACCAATACCCTGATCGAGCCGTGGTATCAGGAAGACCCGGAGCTGGTTGTGATCTGCGGCCGTCAGCTGCTGGCCGACAAGTATTTCCCGATCGTCAACCAGTCGCAGGCCAACACCGAGCAGCTGGCCGCCGATCTCATCGTCAGCCAGAAGCGCATCGGCAACCTGCCAGCGGTGCGCGTGCCGTACTTCCCGGCTAGCGCGTTGATGATCACGCGCCTGGATAACTTGTCCATTTACTGGCAGGAAGGCACGCACCGCCGCCTGATTGACGAGGTGCCGAAGCGCGACCGCATCGAAAACTACGAGTCCATCAACGAGGACTACGTGATCGAGGATTACGCGGCCGGTTGCCTGGTTGAAAACATCGAGGTCGGTGAGTTCAGCGCGGCTGCAGAAGCCCCGGCAACCCCGGAGGCGTAACGTATGCTAAGCCCTGCCCGACGTCACCGCATGCGCCAGGAGGCGATTGAAGCCTCGCAGAACGCCGATAACCCGCTGCGCCACGCCAGCGGCTATGAGCAGATGCTCATCAAGCTGAACGACGACAAGCGCCGCCTGAAAAAAGTGCACTCCAATGAGCGCAAGGCGGAAATGAAGCGGCAGCTGCTGCCGGAATATCTGCCGTGGGTATCTGGCGTGCTGGAGAAAGGCAAAGGCGCACAGGATGCCGTGCTGATGACCGTCATGATCTGGCGGCTCGATGCGGGCGACGTGACCGGCGCGCTGGAAATCGCCCGGTACGCGCTGGCGCATGGTCTTGTCTCGCCTGACGGCTTTAAGCGTGCCAGCCTGCCGTATCTGCTGGCCGAGGAAGTCGCCAGCGCGGCAACGCGAGCCTGGACGGCAAAAGAGCCGGTCGATGTTGGCCCGCTGCTGGCGACCATTGCGATGACGGAATGCGAAGACATGCCCGATCAGGTGCGCGCAAAGCTGCACAAGATAACCGGGTATGTACTTCGCGATGCGGGCAGGGCTTCGGAGGCGATGACCCACCTTGTACGGGCGCAGCAGTTGCACGACGGCTGCGGCGTTAAAAAAGACATTGAGCGGCTGGGGACAGCGATGAAAAAGCAGGCCATCGCCAGCCGCTGACCGAACGCGACCCCGCGCACGGGCGGCAGGACGACAACGCACTTTCAGTGTCTGCGTCGTCCTCCACCGCCCACCTATTTAAGGGCCAACTATGAGCACGCTGGTAATAGCAGCACAGCGACCGGCAGAGACTGCCGAGCCGCCGGTTAAGAACACCTTTTTCTGGCCTGATATCGACCTGCAGCAGCTGAGGGAAACGCTGCGCTATGAGGGAACGGTCACCGCGCAGCGCCTGCGCCTGGCGGTGAAGTCGGCGATAGCTGAAGTGAACGCGGAGCTGTACGAATGGCGCGCCGCGCAGATGGCGGCGGGATTTGACACCCTCGGCGCCGTACCCGCCGAAGCGCTCGATGGCGAGAGCGAAAAGGTCACGGAGTATTTTGCGGCCGTCAGCGCTTTGACTGCCGCGGTGATTGTGGAGCGCTATCGCGGCTATGACGCCAGCGGCACGAAAAAGGCCGGCGAAATCGAAGCAAGCTCGGACGAATACTGGCGCGATGCGCGATTCAGTATCAGTCGCATTGCTGAGCGCCCCGGTTGCATCGTGAGCCTGCTATGACGCAGATATACGCGCTTCAGGGCGATACCGTGGATGAAATCTGTCAGCGCCATTACGGTCGCACTGAGCAGGTTGTCGAGCTGGTCTATGCGGCGAATCCGGGCCTTGCCGAAAGCGGGCCGGTGCTGCCGCACGGATGCGATATCACGCTACCAGACCTGCCGGAGTCCTCCACCGGGGAAACCGTTAACCTCTGGGACTGAATCATGAATATCACTATGGAACGCATCAGCGCCTTTATCACCTACGCCGTTGCGGTGGTGATGGGCTGGCTGGGTAAGTGGGATTTGCAGGACGTGGCGACGATCCTCGGCATGGTGCTGGGCGTGGGCATGTTTCTGGTGAGCTGGTACTACCGGCGCAAAACCTATCTCCTTTTTGAGCGCGGTCGGATAAGCCGGGGTGACTATGAATCTGCAAGCCGTTAAGCGCTGCTCTGTCGGCCTCGTGCTGGCGATTGCAGCCACGCTGCCGGGATTTCAGCAGTTGCACACCTCCGTAGAAGGACTGAAGCTGATCGCCGATTTTGAAGGCTGTCGCCTGAGTCCGTACAAGTGCGACGCGGATAAATGGACCGACGGCATCGGTAACACTGTCGGCGTGGTACCGGGCAGAAACATTACGGAACGGCAGGCGGCAGGCACGTTTATCTCTAACGTTCTGCGCACTGAGCTGGCGCTGTCCCGCTGCGTGTTTTCGCAGATACCGCAAAAGGTGTACGACGCACTTGTGTCGTTTGCCTTCAATGTCGGCACAGGCAACGCCTGCGGTTCAACGCTGGTGAAGCTCCTGAACCAGAGCCGGTGGCGCGAGGCATGCTATCAGCTGCCGCGATGGGTGTACGTGAAGGGTGTATTTAATCAGGGGCTGGATAACCGGCGCGGCCGTGAGTTGTCCTGGTGTTTAAAGGGGGCGATGTGATCCGCATCCTTAGCACACTTCTGGGCGCTGCGCTGCTGGCGGTGGCGCTTATCGGGTGGCGCTGGTCGGTTGCCAGCGATGAGCTGGCGGGCGCGCAGCGCATCATCGGCACGCTGTCGGCGGGCATTGAGAGCCGCGACAAAGCGATAAGCCGGCTTAACGCCGAAAACCTGCAGGGCCAGAAACGCGAGGCCGCGCTGCGACTCATGCAGGGCCGAGCCAGCGCCAGCGCCCTGACCCGTGAAGCACAAATACAGAGGGAAACCGATGCAAGTCCGATACTGCGTAACTGGTCTGCTGCTGCTCTGCCTGACGATGTTATCCGGCTGCACGCCCGACCGGCCTTCGCCAGCGCCAGAGATTATCTGGATTGGCTGTCCGCGCGTGACAAGCTGCCCGGTGCCGGGAAACAGCCTGAAAACGGTCGGCGATCTGGCGGCGGATAACCGTCAGTTAGAAGCGGCGCTCGCCTCGTGCGGGCTGCAGGTGGAAATCATTAAAGACTGTCAGGAGCAACACGATGCTGAAACCGCAACAACTACGCCGGACGCTGACCGACAGCGTGCCGGAGCTGCAGCGAAACCCTGACGCGCTGAACGTTTTTATAGACAGCGGGCGCATTGTCTCGACGCTTGCCAGTTCGTTGTCGTTTGAATATCAGTACCGGCTGAACATGGTGATTACGGATTACGCCGACAATATCGACCTGCTGATCGTGCCGCTGCTTGAATGGCTGCGGACGAATGAACCCGACATTATGGCAACAGAGGAAAAGCGGCGGACGGGCTTTACCTTCACGGCGGACGTGATCAGCGACACGACCAGCGATATCAGCATAGAGTTGCAGCTGAGCGAGCGCGTAATCGTGAAGCAGGTAAACGGCGCGCTGCACGTCACGCACGTCGGCGAGAATCCGCTGCCGGATAACGACGCGCGGGCGTTGCAGCTGTACGCAGGCGGCAGGCTCATCAGCGAGTGGCAATCATGAGCGACCTGCAGCTGGTAAATGACCGTCTGGAGGCGCTCATCAATAGCCTGTCAGCCCCGGCGCGCAAAGAGATGGCGCGCAGCATTGGCCGTAAGCTTCGCGCCAGTCAGCAGCAAAATATCAAGCGCCAGCAGGCGCCAGATGGTACGCCGTTCAAGCCCCGGAAGGTGCAGCCGGTACGCCAAAAAAAGGGGCGCATCAAGCGCGAGATGTTCGCCAAGCTACGCACGGTGAAATACATGAAGACGCAGGCCAGCGCCAGCGAGGCGGTGATCGAGTTTGCGGGAAATGTGCAGCGCATGGCCCGCGTACACCATTACGGGTTGCGCGACCGGCCGTCTTGCAGAGGAAAAGAAGTGCAGTATGAGGCTCGTCCATTACTAGGTATAAATGCAGAAGATTTAGACTTAATCGAGAATGAGATCATTCGTTCACTGCAATGAAAAAACCAGCCGAAGCTGGTTTTTTTTAACCCTGACGATGAGGAGGTTTTGGTGTCGGAGGGTTTTTATTATCACCGTGATCGCGCACAAAGCGAGTGGGCGGAGGTGTTGGTAACTTCGGCGGCGGTGGTGCCGGTTGCTGTGCCATCTATATACCTCAACTAAATGCTAATCGGATTGTTGACAATAACATATTTTGTTTCCGATGAATGATTATTTCTCGGCGCAGACGAATCAAGGTTAGCAATGAGAAATAGTGCAAGCCCTGCCGCAAAAGGGGCCAAAGACCAAAGCATACTTTTAACCGAAAGGTGAATGTTTTCCTGACGATTGCTATTTATGTCCATGTTAATTGTGGCGACTTCTCGCATCTTATCGTAATAAAATTGAGAGGTTACTTCGTCAGGATCAACTACATCAACTTTGTTTTGAGGGTAAGAAGCGTTATATGTTTCTTGTTGCGCTTTAGTATCTTTAAGCTTTTGATGGTAATCATCTAGGTCTTGAGGGGTCGTGATAATGGCATACTTATTTCCCCAAAAGGCTTTGGTAAGGTGAATTATTGAATATATCAAGAAACAGCCACTTATAAACATGAGCAACACAATTACTACCGTTAGACCCATACTAAATTCGGCCATTAAGTTTTTGATAACATAATGAATTGCAGATGCGATAATCAAGGCGAAAGCAAAAACACCTTGAACACGCGCATGTAATTTTTCCTGAATATCACCCGCTTGATAATAAAGTTTTTCGTAAAACTCCAGTTTCTTAGCCTTATCCATAATTTGCCGCCCGCTGTTCTGTTTGCTGAACGATAGCACAACACCATGAGATTGTGAGAGGGCGATCTCCGCTACATCATCTGCCTATGAATGAACAAATTGCAGAAATGCAGCGCCTGCTGCGCAACCTGATCCGCATCGGAACCGTGTCCGCCGTCAATCTGAATGACGGGCTGTGCCGCGTCGATACAGGAAACAACACAACTGACTGGCTTCACTGGCTGAGCGCCCGCGCGGGTAAAACCCGCTCCTGGAATGCGCCGTCCGTGGGCGAGCAGGTGCTCGTCTTATGCCTCGGCGGCGAACTCGATACCGGCTTTGTGATGCCGGGAATCTTTTCGGACGACAACCCGGCGCCGTCGGCGTCGGCGGATGCGCTGCACTGGTCATTTCCTGACGGTGCGGTGATCGAGTATGAGCCGGAAAGCGGCACGCTGACCGCAACCGGCATACAGACGGCAACCATCAAGGCGGCGGTAAAAATCCTGTTCGATTCGCCAGAGGTGGAGTGCACCACGCTTCTAAAAACCGCGCAACTGGAAGTCACCCAGGGCGGCACGATGAAAGGCGACGTTACCCACACGGGCGGGTCGCTGAGTTCAAACGGCATCGTTGTCGATGCTCATCAGCATGGTGGCGTGAAGTCGGGCGGGGATGTCTCAGGAGGGCCGCAGTAATGGCCGCAAAATATATCGGTATGAACCGTGATAGCGGCAGCGCGCTCGATGACCTCGATCATATCCGGCAATCGGTGCGGGACATTCTTCTGACGCCGATTGGCACCAGGGTGATGCGCCGCCAGTATGGCTCGCTTCTTTCCGCGCTGATTGACCAGCCGCAAAACGAGGCGCTGCGCTTGCAGATTATGTCGGCCTGCTATCTGGCGCTCCTACAGTGGGAGCCGCGCATCAAGCTGACCGCCATCAGTTTTGAGACGGACTATAACGGCGCAATGGTGGTCGAGCTGACCGGCAACCGCTCCGACAACGCGCAGCCTCTTTCCTTAACCGTTAATGTGAGCTGAGAACATGGCAACTATCGACCTGAGCCAACTGCCCGCGCCTGACGTGGTGGAAACGCTGGACTATGAAACCCTGCTGGCCGAGCGCAAGGCGACGCTGGTTTCCCTTTACCCGGTAGAACAGCAGGACGTTATCGCGCGCACGCTGGCGCTGGAGTCGGAACCCATCGTTAAGCTGCTGCAGGAAAATGCCTATCGTGAGCTGATCCTGCGTCAGCGCATCAACGAGTCGGCAAAGGCCAATATGGTGGCGTATGCGCTGGATGGCGACCTTGACCAGCTCGGCGCAAACAATGGCGTTTCCCGCCTGATTATTACCCCGGCAGACGATACGACCATTCCGCCGACTGACGCGGTGATGGAAAGTAACGACGATTTCCGGCTGCGCATCGCCGCCGCCTTTGAAGGGCTGAGCGTGGCCGGGCCGACAGGCGCCTATGAGTACCACGCCAAAAGCGCCGACGGCCGCGTGGCTGACGCCTCCGCCATCAGCCCGTCACCCGCCGTCGTGACCGTGACCGTGCTCGCCCGCGAGGGCAACGGCGCCGCCGGTGACGACTTGCTGGCCGTGGTGAGCGCCGCGCTTAACGACGAGGACGTGCGCCCGGTCGCCGACCGGGTAAGCGTGCAGTCGGCGGAGATCGTGAACTATGAAATCGAAGCCGATCTGTATCTCTATCCGGGGCCGGAGGCGGAACCCATTCGCGCTGCCTCTGAGGCAAAGCTCGCTACCTATGTCACCGCGCAGAAGCGCCTCGGCCGAGATATTCGCCTGTCAGCACTGTATGCCGCCATGCACGTTGAGGGCGTGCAGCGCGTCAACCTGATTAAGCCGTCAGCCGACGTCGTGCTCGATAAAACGCAGGCGGCCTACTGTACCGGCTACGCGCTGACCGTGGGGGGCTCGGATGAGTGATCGCCTGCTGCCGACCGGATCCTCGCCGCTTGAGGTGGCCGCAGCCGAAGCGCTGGCAAGCCTCGGCGCCATAAACGTGCCGCTGCGCCAGCTGTGGAATCCCCAGACATGCCCGGTTGCGCTGCTGCCTTATCTGGCGTGGGCGTGGTCGGTTGACCGCTGGGATTCAGCCTGGTCTGAATCGACAAAACGCGCCGTAGTTGCCGCCTCGCAATACGTGCACCGGCACAAAGGCACTATTGGCGCTATCCGCCGCGTCGTTGAGCCGCTGGGCTATCTCATCCGGGTTGTCGAGTGGTGGAAAACCAATGAGGCACCAGGCACGTTCAGGCTTGACGTAGGCGTGCTTGATACCGGCATTACCGAGGAAATGTATAACGAGCTGGAGCGTCTGATAGCCGACGCGAAGCCCTGCAGTCGCCACCTTATCGGGCTGTCAATCAACCTGGACGCCAACGGCGCGCTGCCGGTTGCCGTTGCCAGTTACAGCGGCGACGAGCTGACCGTTTATCCCTACACACCTGAACTTATCAGCGTCGGCGGGCCAGGTTATTCCGGCGTGGCGATGCATCTTATTGACCTGACGGAAGTGAGCGCATGACGACAAAATATTTTGCCCTGCTGACCAATCAGGGCGCGGCTAAGCTGGCGAACGCCGCCGCACTCGGCACTAAAGTTAATATCACCTCGATGGGTGTCGGCGACGGCGGCGGCGCGCTGCCGACTCCTGACGCCGCACAGACAAAGCTAATCGGCGAGAAGCGCCGCGCGCAGCTTAATTCGCTTACCGTTGACGCGGCCAACAGCAGCCAGGTTATTGCCGAGCAGATTATCCCCGAGAGCGAAGGCGGATTCTGGATCCGCGAGATTGGCCTTTATGACGCCGACGGCGTGCTGATTGCCGTGGCGAATTGCCCGGAAACCTACAAGCCGCAGCTGGCCGAAGGCAGCGGCAGAACGCAAACCGTGCGCATGATTTTGATTGTGAACAGTACCAGCGCGGTAACGCTGAAGATAGACCCGGCTGTTGTGTTGGCGACCCGACAATATGTTGATAGCGCCGTGATTGAGGTGAAGTCCTACGCTGACAGCCTGATGGCCGCGCATGTGAAGGCCGACAATCCGCATAGTCAGTATCCGCTGATCAAGAACGCGCTGAAGGAAATGGCTGATGCCGGTTTGCTGCCAGATGTTCTCAAAAACCTCGGT